GCAATCTAACGGTGTCTACGATAAAAAGGATGTACTCCTTCCTCTCTCGCCATAAAAGCGATTTAGAGGCTTCTAAGAGCTATTCTGATGGATGTGGCAAGTTAATGTATGATGCTTGGGGTGGATTATCGGCACTCTCTTGGAGTAAAAGCAAGTTAAAAGGACTTGGTGAGATAAAAGAAAAGATGGCTGAGGTGGATGATAAGGGAACTGTTAAGGGTAGTCCTAAAGCACCTAAGTCTGACACCCCTAATAAGAATCCTAAAGGTAAAGGTACTGCAAAGGGAGATGCTTCTGGCAAAACAGGGGCTAAAGTCTCTGCTAAAGACAGAGCGACATTAAAAAATAAATCTGATGAATTTAACAAGAAGTATAAAAGTAAATTGGGTTATGGTGTTACTACTGGTGTCCTTGCCTCTGTTTTTCAGCGTGGTCTTGGAGCTTTTAACACATCTCATAGCCCTAAAGTTAGGTCAGCTTCTCAGTGGGCTTTTGCAAGGGTTAATGCTTACCTCTACTTGATAAAGAACGGTAGACCACAGAATCCAAAATATACTACTGATTACGACCTGCTCCCTAAAAAACACCCTAAATCAAGAAAGGCATGAGAAGGATAAGAAGGAAGTTCACCCACAGTAGAACATCACCTAAGAACGACAGGAGGGGGTGTCTATGCCCAGATGGCAAAAGCTACTCAACGGAATGTTGTGATGGGAGCTTACAAGCACAGGGAATAGGAAATATAACTAAAGAAGTTTTGACTGGGGTTTGGAATGGGTATTTAGTTACCTCTTGTTCTGATTCACACACACACCATGTTCATATACATGATGATACTTTAACAGTTGGGAAGGTGTATTATCTTACTCTGGAAAACAATCATAACGAATGCTACACTATAACAAGTACATCACACGCTGAAGGAATCCATATTAATTCAGCATCGATTGCTTATGATGATTGTAGTGATTGTCAAGATGCTAATTAGGCAAAAATCTAACACTATTTAGAATCACAGTTATTTTATTATAAATTTAAAAAGATGGAGAGTACAAAAGCAACAACAATTTTGAATGACATTCTTCAAAAGTTGTCTTTGCTTACTAAAGAAGATGAACTTGCTCAGGGCATTCTTGAAGAAGAAGTCCAAGAGGAAGTTGTAGCTGCTGAGAGTGAGGAAGCTGCTGTTGAGGAAGTAAAAGAAGAACTGAACGAAGAACCCTTAGAGGAAGAAGTTGCAGTTGAAGAAGAAACTACAGATTTGATGGAAGGATATGTTAAAGAGGAAGATTTCAAAGAAACTATCTCTGCCATGAAAGCTGAATTAGATGCCCTTAAAGAAGCTGTAAAGGGTAAGATGCAGGAATACAAGAGTCAGAAAGAAGAACTCTCTAAACAAGTAGAGGAACTATCTGCTGAACCTGCTGCTGAACCAATCAAACATAGCCCAGAGAGTGAGGCTAAGAAATTGGAATTTACCGCCCCTAAAGGCAGAGTAAGTACAATAGACAGAGTATTTCAAAGAATTAACAACTAATAATTAAATATAAAAATGGCAACTACAACTTCAATTACTACTACTTATGCAGGTGAGTTCGCAGGTAAATATATTTCTGCTGCCCTTCTAAGTGGTAACACATTAGCTAATGAGCTAATCACCGTGAAACCTAACGTCAAGTTTAAAGAGGTAATGAAAAAAGTAGGTACAGACGCTATCGTAAAAGATGCGACTTGCGACTTTGACGCTACTTCAACTTTGACTTTAACTGAAAGAATCCTTCAACCAGAGGAATTTCAAGTAAACCTACAATTGTGTAAGAAAGACTTTGTATCTGATTGGGAAGCTATCTCAATGGGATATTCAGCTCATTCTAATCTACCCGCTAACTTCTCTGACTTTTTGTTGGGTCATGTAGCTGATAAAGTAGCTCAGAAAATCGAGCAAAATATCTGGAATGGTACTAACGCAACCGCAGGAGAATTTGATGGTTTCCTTACTACTTTAGGAGCTGATTCAGACGTAAACGATGTTACTACATCTGAAACTTCTATTACTGCTTCTAACGTAATCCAAGAGCTTGGTGCTACTGCGGATTTAATTCCTTCTGCTGTATATGGAAAAGAAGACTTGACTATCTATGTCGCTTCTAACGTATATAGAGCTTATGTAAGAAGTTTGGGCGGATTTGCATCTAACATCGGAGCTGCTGGTACTGACAACAAAGGTACTCAATGGTTCAACGGAGGTGCTTTGACATTTGATGGTATCAACGTAGAGTTGGCACAAGGATTGGCAAGTAACAAAATGGTTGCTGCTGAGAAGTCTAACTTGTTCTTTGGAACTGGACTTCTATCTGACATCAATGAGGTAAAAGTTATTGATATGGCTGATATCGATGGTTCTCAAAACGTAAGAGTCGTTATGAGATTTACCGCAGGTATTCAACACGCTATCGGAGGTGATATCGTACTTTACTCTATCTAATAGATAATTAACCAAGAAACAGGGGTGGGTGAGCCGAGTGCCTACCTACCCTTTTTTCATTAAAACAATATAAGAAATGAGCTGTGCTTTAACTGGTGGGAGAGCGAAACCCTGTAAAGATGCTGTAGGAGGTATAAAAAAGATTCACTTCGTAGATTTCGGAAACTTAGGAGATGTAACCTTAGTTGATGATGAAGTTACCGATATGGGTGGTACTTTTACTTACTATACATACGATGTCAAGGGTAATTCTTCCTTAGAAACGAACATTACAACTTCCTTGGAGAATGGTACTACATTCTTTGAGCAAGTAGTAAATTTAACACTCCACAAACTAACCAAAGAAGATAACAAAGAACTTAAATTGATGGCTTTTGGCAGACCTCACGTGTTTGTCGAAACTTTTGATGGAAGCGTTATTCTTGTTGGTAGAGAACATGGAGCTGAGGTAACTGGTGGTACTATGGTAACTGGTACTGCAATGGGAGACCTTCAAGGATATACTTTGACCCTGACTGCAAATGAGGTTACTATGCCTAACTTTGTAAATGGTGCTACTGCTGCTGACCCATTCGCAGGAATGGCAAGTGCTACAGACACCCCAGGAACACAAAGAACACCGTAAGAACACTTACATATGGTGTCAATAAGAGAGGGCTTTATGCCCTCTTTTTTATTATATAAAACAAAATCATAGTTTCACGTTACTTTAGTATGGAGATTCTAACAACTTCGACATCAAATCAATCACTCAAGATTGTACCGAGAACGGATGCCAGTTCACCAACTTTATCGCTAACAGATAAATCTACAAGAACTACATCTACAGTAAGCGTCTCAAAGACCTCAGAAGGCGATTACATGGTGCTTACAGGCACTTTCTCACTCAAAGAGGGTAATCAGTATACCTTTAGGGTAAAAGATGGCTCTACGGAGATATATAGAGGTTTGATATTCTGCACCGACCAAAGCAATCTAGATAAGTATTTTGCCAACAGTGGAGAGTATATAGAAGAAGATAGTTATGATAACGACTTCGTAATTATATAATGAGTAAGAATAAAGCAATAAAAATGGCAAGAAACAGAGCCAATGTCAATTCGATAGTAAAGAAGGTAGAACAATCTATTCATGTTATAGGTTTATCTTCTTACAGCAGACCAGAAGTAAGCGAAACTGGGAGGAATGAATGGGTTGATTACGGAGACGAAAATGACTATTTTGAATATCTTATAGATAGATATAATGGTTCACCAACTAACAACGCTTCAATAAACGGTATATCAGAGATGATATACGGTAAGGGATTGGATGCTACTGATAGTGAAGCAAAGCCTACTGAGTATGCTGAGATGAAACAGCTATTCAAGAAGGACTGTATGAAAAAGGTTTGCTACGATTACAAAATGATGGGTCAAGCCGCAGTTCAAGTAATCTACAGTAAAGACAGAAGTAAAATTGTTCAGGTGGCACATATGCCAATCGAAACGTTAAGAGCTGAGAAGGCTTCTAATGATGGTGAGATTAAAGGTTATTACTATTCTTCTGACTGGTCAAGCATCAAGCCAAGCGATAAGCCAAAGCGTATTCCTGCTTTCGGCACTTCTAATCAAGGTATAGAGATTCTATATATCAGACCTTATAGAGCAGGATTTTATTACTATTCTCCTGTAGATTATCAAGGGGGTTTACAGTATGCAGAGCTTGAAGAAGAAATTGCAAACTACCACATCAATAACATCCAGAATGGTCTTGCACCTTCGATGCTTATCAACTTCAATAATGGAGTGCCAGATAAGGAGCAGAGGGATGAAATCGAAAGAGCTATCTACAATAAATTTAGTGGGAGTTCTAATGCAGGTAAGTTTATACTTGCGTTTAACGATAGTAAGGAATTGGCTGCTACAATAGAACCTGTACAACTTACAGATGCCCACCAGCAATATCAGTTCTTATCTGATGAATCAATGAAGAAGGTGATGGTGTCCCACAGGATTGTATCTCCAATGTTGGTAGGGATTAAAGATAATTCTGGACTTGGCAACAATGCAGAGGAACTACAGACAGCTTCTATCCTAATGGACAACACTGTTATTAGACCAATGCAAGTTACTATTATAGATGAATTAGAAAAGATATTAGAGTACAACAATATCGATTTAGATATATACTTTAAAACACTACAGCCTCTTGAATTTACGGATTTAACCAATGCGGTTACTGAATCTGAGATAGAGAAAGAAACTGGTGTTAAGAAAGATGACCAACAAGACGAAGTTGAACCACAAACTATAGAGGAATAATGGCAACAGCTTTATTTATAAAACGTCAGGACTTAGTTAAGAACACTGCTCTTAGTGGCAATGTAGATACCGATAAATTCATACAGTTCATCAAACTTGCTCAGGAGATTCATGTAAGGAACTATCTTGGTACGGATTTGTACGACAAGATAAGTAGCGATATTATTGCAGACTCTCTTACAGGAGACTATTTAAGTTTAGTGAATGACTACGTTCAGCCGATGTTAATCCATTTTGCAATGAGTGAGTACCTTCCCTTTGCGGCTTATACGGTTGCCAATGGCGGAGTATATAAACATACAAGTGAGAACAGTCAATTAGCTGAGAAAACGGAAATAGATTTATTGATTGCCAAGGAAAGGGATTATGCGGAATACTATACCAATAGATTTATTGAGTACATGAGTTTCAACGCACAGTCTAAGTTTCCTGAGTATTACAGCAATAACAATGAGGATATTTACCCTGATAAAGACGTACTTTTCAACGGATGGCAATTATAGACATGGGATATAAGAAAAAGAAAAAGAAAATTAAAACGGGATATAAACCTAAAAAAGAAAACGAAATCAAGTTAACCAGTTACCTTATAAAAGAAAAAGAATGAATTTTGGATTTATCTACAGGTATTCTTGGTTTGGCGAGGCTAATGAGGACAACAATTCAGGATGGGGTTCAATATACCCACTCCTTGCAGGAGGAAGCTTTATATTGACAAGTATAACAAGTATATTTACAGACACACTAAGAATAACAACAGACAAAATTAAATTTTAAATGGCACAACAAGATATAGCAATAGGAGCAGCGAATGCAGGGAATGGAGATACCCTGTTCGATGCGTTCACCAAAGTCCAAGCTAACTTTGATGAATTATATAGTGATGACGCAGGAGATGTTGGCAGCATAACAGCTACAGCTCCTATATCAAGAGACCAAGCTACAGGTGCGGTAACCATTTCGTTAAATGACGATGGTGTAACCCACTCCAAGTTAGAAGGTAGATATACAGCGGTTATCTCTAATTCAACTACAACTTCTCAAACCTTAGACGCAGGTTCGTATAGTGCCTTTATACTGACAGGTAATTTAGGTACATCAACCCTTACAATCGATGGGATGAAAACAGGTCAAGTCGTAGATATCCTTTTAGCAGGAGCTGATTTATCAAGTGCAGTTATAACTTTAGCAACTGGTTTCACAGCATCTACCATAAGTAAAGTTGGAAGTGCTAGTTTAGATACAAGTGCAAAGAACCACATACAGGTAGTTTGTATTGACGATAATGATTCAGCAGCCATTGTAAATTATTCTATTAACACCTACGCAACCTCTACAACACCGTAATTATGAAAGCAAGAGTTAAAAACGGACAAGTACAAATATATAGAAGTTTACCTTCTGAATTTACTAAAGAAGATGGTAGTGTAATCCTGAACTTTAGAAATGCCAATGAGGAAACACTTGAATCAGCAGGATTTTACAATGTTGTAAAGCCAAGCTTCAACCCACAGACACAAACTAAAGGAGGTCTATATTTTGACCAAGATAATTCAATAGTAACCTATGATGTTACTGATATTGACTTTAGCCAAGAGGTAGATATTATCGGAGAAGATGGTGAACCAACAGGCAAAACAGAAAAAAGGTATAAGATAGCCGACATCAAAGCAAGTAAGTTATCTGAGATTAAGTCTAAGGCAGGGAAATTATTAGAACCTACAGACTGGCAAGTTATAAGAAAAGCAGAAAGGGATATTGATATTGATACGGATGTTGCAACGGAGAGAGCAGGAATTTTAGCAGAAGCCGATAGGCTAGAAGCGGAGGTAAATGCTAAGAAGTCTTACAAGACTGCATTGCAATACAACGTACAATTTTTCCCATCTGACGAAATAGAATAAATATGGCTTTAGGCAAAAGACTAATAAATACAGGTGCGGCTGCTGCTGCGGCTTGTAGTACTGATTCGGTACAAGCATTTGGTGCTGATTCTGCATTCAGTAGCAATATAGCTTTATATCAGCTTGATGGGAATGATGATGATACCACAGGAAACTATGATGGTATAAGTGATGCTAATGTAACTTACTCGGCTACAGGTGCAAAGTTTGGACAGGCTGCCAGTTTTAATGGGAGTAGTAGCTATATAGACTTAGGGACATCATTATTAGGCAGTAGGTCTGCTTTTAGCGTTTCTACTTGGGTAAATTTTGACAATCTTAATACTCAAAACTTTATATTTTATACTAGTGAATCAGGAACAGGTGGTAATGTAGGTTTTTATGATTTTGGTAATGGGAGCATATATTTTCAACCAGATGCATCAACATCAGCAAATAGAGGTTATATAAGCAATTCAGGCATATACACAACAGATGAATGGGTTCATATTGTTATGGTTTTTGATGGTAGTGCAACAGGAAACTCCAACAGACTTAAAGCATACATACAAGGCACAGAAAGAACCTTAACTTATGATGGAACTATACCATCATCAACAGGGACATCAACCGCTAATAGTTGGATAGGAGGTAGGTCATCTACAAAGTTTTCAGGCGATATAGACCAAGTAAGAATCTTTGACAAAGCTATAAGTGCCGAAGATGTAGCAACGCTTTACGCTGAAACAACATCAACCGCATCCAATACCAATCCATTTAGCGAAGGTGCAGGTGTAGCTTTATACACT